CTTCAGACCTGGTGGCTGCCCAACAACACGTTTTGGTACGTGTTATTAGCCCCAAGGATACTAGCTTCTATTTAGATTATGAATTAGCTCGAAAGACAGTCAAACGGCATTGTCTGTTTGTTCAATTAGCTCCTGTCAATTAGCCTGACTCATAATCATTACCAAGTTGCTAGAAGGTGGTAGGATCTAGGTAGCAATACCCGTAACTCCTTCGACGTCGACGACATCATGGTACATGAAACTACCCAAGGTAGTATTCAATGGAACTCCCTCAATGACGGTGAAAAATCCCACCTGCATACTCCGGTCTAAAACATCGGAGGTAGCTGCTGCGGAAGTGTTAACATCAAACCGTTTGCGACGGAGTTTTGTAGGAAAACTAACGGATGTAGACTGCCAGACCGGCCATGCTCTAACAGTACCCAAGCTTTTGATGGCATTTAGGTAATTGTTAAATGTGACTGTTGATACGGCAGCTATGAAAGCGGCACGGAGTCCATCAATGGCGGCACAGATTTCTGGGTTATCTGTGAATCCGCACACTACTCGACCAGAGGTAGTGAAACTGACCGATGGTTCCCAGGTGATTGTGGTTCCTGGTAGAAATCGTGCAGTGCTATAAAATGATACAAGTGAAGGACCAGCTCCAAGAGTTAGTCCTGCACCGTTACCCGGAATATATAGCCGTTGGTCGAGCGTGCCAGGTATGATGCCCCCGGTCGCTACGTTAAGTCCCAATGTTGTGTACTTGACGATAGATTGGTCGCCAGAACTAGATGACATCGGCATCTTGTTGTTACGTTTACGTATACCCCCCTGTACGGGGATCTTGCTAGAATTATTGGATCTAGTCATTGTAAAAGGTTATTGGATTTTGTTGATCGCGAATGGTGTTTATTTCAGAAAATATCAGCGGGGTCGTTGTCTCAGCCCCGGTAATGGAGTCATAATGCGCTTCAAGGATCTCTTGCATGTCAGGAGTGATGCCAAAAGCATAGTAAAAACTAGCTCTTGAATCATCATTAATGACACACTTTGAAACCCCTTTAGCCCAATACGCAGCTCCACACTCGTTGACTCTCTCAGCGACCCCCTCATTTCCTGTTTTCCCAATACGTTGTAGTGCTCTGTACCAGCTCTCCCACACCGGGACACCGGACGTAAGTGACAAACCGCAACTAGAGACTGCATGGGCCCAGTTTTCAAAAGCATTGGGAGTATCCCAACCCACCAATGAAACACAATCTTTGCTCATAGCCACTCGAGGGTCTCGTACACATCTCCAGCTGTTTCCAACCCTAATGGGTTGAAATTGGCAGAAGGATACTTCCTCAAGGGTATAGCAAGGTGCTTCACGTGTGAGTTTGAACCCAAACTCAAGAAACCAGTTGTCTAACCCATTTAAACGCGGGAGGTCAGCTTTATCCACAAAAAGCACACAGTCATCGCCATTGTTGGATAGTCGGAATTTAATCCCAACATCTTCACAATATGCAATAACAATGCTACTCATTATGAGACAATTGCCCATCCCCGTATTTATGTCCCCACTCATGCGGCAGCCACGTACCCGGTATTCAACCTTGTGGTCTCCAACGCGCCCTATACCTCGGTTGTTCAACTGTAGACTCAACAACCACCGCAGCTTGGGACTCTGAAACACCGAGTTATACACAGAATGTTCCCAGACTAAAGCGTCATATGAAACATGCTGGTCAAATCTCGAGGCATCAAGTCCAACAGCTACAGGGTTTTGAAATTCCTCCCAGTTGGCAGCCAAGGTTTGGCCCACCTTATCAGCGTTCATTCCTTTTAAAATAACAGGGTATCCAAATATCCTGCGAAATCCCTCTACTAGGGACTTCTCGAACAACTTGAGGTATCTACCAACCTCAACATTGTACCGAGGAGATCTTGGCTGGATGACTCGAGGAGCAGGGTCAACTTTAACGGAAAAGTTGACCTTCTCAGCCTTAATAAACGTGCTAACCCAGGCATCTGACGCAGCTACTACCCCCACCTTGAGGCTTTCCACTGCACGTTGGTACACTCCACGCTTGCGCCCACTGTATAGTTCTGGATAATCATCCAGTTCCACAATGGGGGTCGGGGGCGTTTTGCGCAACAATCGATTCCTAACGGAATCCAGACGACTGAACACATTTCTTAAGGGTTGAGGGGGTTTCCTAAGCCCCTCACCACCGCTCACGCGAAGTACGCGCTCGGTGATGCCTCGGATCAAATTATTCAAACAATTCTCATGGACACCAAACTTGACTCCAGACCCAAAGCCTAGAAAGTATCTCATGGTTCTGCCCTTTTGGCATCTTGTACCCAACTCATTGGTTGCCTTCACCTGAAGTTCAGGTACTCTTTCACACTCAATCTGAGTAACCTGTGAAGGCACAATGGTTGGGCACCCCTATAGTGTTGATGTACTAGCCTCCCCAACCCGTCTAGTCACCTCAGGATCTACAGAGAATCGCTGAGCTGTAACGGCATAAGGGGAGGGAACAAAGCTGAGTTCAACAGCATAAGACGTGTGTTTGATTCTATCTACCGCACGGAGGTCAGGATATTTTGAGGCAAAATATGCGCGAAGGAACTTGGAGACGATGAGACGATTCGCATTGTTTCGTTTCATCTCACCATACTTTTCCTTCACAGCGAGAGATCCCTCGAAAGCTAGGTTAGTGACGACTAACCCATCTTCGGCGACCTCCCCTTCATTCCACGCTGTATCGAGCGTCTTAAGTTCGGACTCATATCCGCTTTTGTTCCTACCATACCAGTGGCACACCACATACACACACACTAACAGAAGAAAAACGACTACTATTTGATACATGATGATACAATTTGTGTTCGCTCGTATTACTTGAAT